CATTGTTGATCTACATTAGATTCAGTTTGTAAACTATTCAATAATTGTTTTGATTGTTTAAATTCTTCCTCTGTAATATTTTTTAAATTAGACAATTCAATTGTCAAAGCTTCTTTTGTAGGAAGATTATTATATTTTGTTATAAAATTATTTATCTGTTTAAATATAATAACTTCTATTCTATCTTTAAAAAATTCCTCTTTTAAGAAAGGCACACTCTTACGAGCAAATTCTTCATTGTGAATTAAGTTAGATAAGATTGTATTTTCAAATTTATCAATCTGCATAATGACAATAACTCCCCATAATATATTTTGGTTTATTTTTTACTTTATCTCCTATGTGAGGATAACACCAATTAGGTGGAAACATTAATAGTCTTCCTTGTTTTGGTTTTACACTTACATTAAAAGTAGGAAATCTTGTATGTCCTGTTTCATTATTAGATAGATAAACAAACATTACTAAAAACCTTGTACAACTTTCATAATCAACTGCGTCAGCGTGCTCTTCAAAACCATCTTTATCATTTGGTTCATATTTTTTAAATCTTATGCCTTCCATTTTATATTTTTCAGGCCAAACATAATCAGATATATTATTATCTATTTTATACTTTTCTACGAAAGGTGTCAATACCTTTGCAACATTAGATTCATTTTGAGGTGATACAGAAAAAGGTAATTCTCTAAATTTACAAAAACCTAAATCAGTTTCTTTTGATTTATTTTTGTTTGTTTCAAAAAAATGTATAAGTTTATCACATGAGCCTTCAGAGAAAACATCATCATAAACGGTTATATAATTTTTATTTAAAGTTAATTGTGCCATTTTCTAATTGTTTTTCTATAACTTCAACTAATATATCACCAATATATTGCCTAAAGTCTTCACTCTCGGTGTCAATATTATTAGGATTCTTTTTAATATCATATGTAAATTTTAATGGCAATTGACCATTAGCATTTTCCTCGGATGCAAATTTCACATTAGTGTATGTATAGATTATATCAGAATATGGCGCTTCTGTCAACTTAATGCAGGAATAATCATCTACATCACGTTGAGCAAAAACGTATTTACTATTCTCCGCCATAGAGAAATTCTTTCTTGGCTGCCTCGTCAATTTGAGAGAGAACATCTTTAGTAAAGAATTTATCAGGCTCATTATTGATAGTCTTTGCATATTGTTTTGTGCCATCTGGTAATTCTATTCTTGTTGAAACAGATTTAAATATACCATGTTTGATTGCCAAGTCTAGCAATCCATAGTGTCTTTCTAAACCATGTTTATAAGTTAGTCTTACATCTATTTTTGCATTTTCTTTTGTTAATCTACTTTTATAATTTAAACAATGAATAACATTTCCGATAACATCTTTACCATCTTTTTCTTTTCTTTTAGATAGATAAACAATATTAGAGGCAGCGTATTTCAAGCCTGAACCGCCACCCATTTCTTTTTGTGGGAACATTGAACCAATCACATCATAGGTATGATTAGTCATAATCATAGGCACTTTTGCTTTGCCTAATTTAAGTGTTAAAACTCTAAACGCAGCTTTTACAATCTGCGACCTTGTCATATCTCTAGTTTCTTTACCTTCAGCAGTATCTTCCATTTCTTTTGTAGTTGATAACATACCTAAACTGTCTAATACGAACATCATAGGTTTTCTTTTATCTTCTGGTTGTTCTAAATATTTGTCAATAACTTTGATTGATTGATGTCTAAATTCTTGTACGGTTGCAACTGGTACGACAACCATTCTTTTACTATCAACACCTCTACTCTCAACTAAATCTTTTGTCAACGCACTTTCTGATTCAAAGTATATTACACCTGCGTCTTTATTTTTATCTAAAAATGCTTTTACGATACCTAATGCAAAGAATGTTTTACCTGTTGCAGCTTCACCTGCAATTGCTGTAATCTTATTTGATGGCATACCACCATTAATAGAACCTGATAGTAAAGCATTTAATGTATAACTACCTGTGTCTATGAAACTATCTACGTCACCTGCTTCTACACCTTCACTTACTAGTGTAGCATATTCATTACCTGTTTCTTTAATAATGTCTTTCAAAAAATCCATGTTATTCTCCTATTATTATGTACCACTTTATATTGTTATTATAACAGAATTGTTTAACCTTGTCAAGCTCTTTTTTATCGAAACTATATCTCTCATAAGGTTTCTGATTTCTGTATATTATTATTTGCATTTTCAAACTCACGCCAGTTTTTTCTCATACTTATATAGACTTTATCTGTGGTGACCAAATCTCTATACCTTTTAAAGATTGTCGCTGACTTTGCTTTTTCACTCGTTGCCCAATCTTTTTCTTGCGGTAGTATTTTACCATCTTTGTATTTCTTGCCATCTTTATGGTTCGCATATCTTCTTGCCCTCGTAAAACCCATTTCTAAAAATTTTCTACACATATCCATACCTACAAAGTCTTTCAATGCTCTAAAACCTCTGTACATATGATAGATTGTATTAGCACTTTTTTCTGCAATCTGTGGTGTTTTAAATCGCCAGTTTCTACATATGATATTTGTATAAGGTCTTACAAGTAATACACCTTGTTCACCACGACCTATTCTGTATAGTTTTCTTATATCTGGTTTTCTAAAGTTTAGTTTTTTATAATCTAGTTTATAATTAAATTCAATCACCTAATTCCCATTCAAATCTTAATTTTTTATCTTTAGGTATCCAACCAACAGGTGGTTTATCTAAATCATGTGACTCTACATTTGTCCATATGTCATCAAACATAGCGTCTGTATTTAAAGGACCGTATTGATTAAATACTTTACCTTGTATAACTTTAAGTTTATCTTTTAATTTCTCTCTGTTATACTCTAGTAATCTTTGATAATCCCAATACTCTTTTAAATCTGAATATGACTTTTTACTTATCATTAATGCTTGACAGGACATTTTCTAATCTCGTTTTGATGTAATTTATACCCGCCCTTAAACTTTGACCTTACATGAAGAAATGCCTCATTAGCCCAACTAGCATTCTCTACATTAGGACCACTAACATCATATGTATATTTATTTCTTTCATATGGTACATACATCGCTAATGGTGTGCCTCTAGGTATAACAAATTCGCCATATTGTTTTATAAGCATTTGTTGATTTACTTCGTGGTGTATGTCAGACCAAATAATACCAGGTAGAGTTTCAAATAAAGGATTAAAATGATAAAACATAGGTAGTTGCCATACTGACCAACCTGGTGGTGTTTTTACACGCCAAGGACAATTAGGTTTTAAAACCATACTTGAATTATCTTTAACATTTTTTGGTACCCAATCTCTAAATTGCATATCAGCATGAGATGAAAATGAAAACATTTTATCTGGTGTTTTCCATTCAAATTTATCATGTTCTATATTAATGTGTAAATCACACCATAATGGTACAACAAAACCTTGAGTG